TTAATCCTCCGGCCATGTCCAGGACGGCCAGTAATAGCCCTGGCCGAGTTCTGCGCCTGCCTGCAGTGCCCAGGTACAATCCTGCTCAGTCTCAATACCTTCAATAAGCACTTTCCCGGCAAGCTGAAAGCACCGGGACACCAGTTGCCGTAGCACGGGCGTGGCGCGTAAACGCCAGAATGCATCCTTATCGATTTTTACGCCGCTTAACGGTAACTGGCAGGATAAAAAGGGCGGGATGAGTGTTTCATCAATGTCATCCAGCCAGATACCGTGACCTTGTCTTATGAGCTGCAACAGGCTCCGGGTAACGGTCTGCCTCTGCGCGGCTGACAGCGTTAAAAAAGCACTGGGGTCGACAAGTTCAATATTCAGCGGCGGACATTTTATCCGGCTAAGCCGCTGAAAAGCGTCGGGCTCTGTCAGGACGGTTATCGGCAGATTAATGAAAAAATTATTACAGTGCGGGGTATTTTTTAACGCGGTGAGCTGTGCTTCAAGCAGCGTTATCGACCAGTCTGCAGACTGATGGCGGAAAAAGGCTTCGCTATGCTGCGTTTCAGACAGGACGCTAAGGACCTCCACGCCGACCCTGCGTAAAGAGGAGAGGGCGACAATGGGCTCAAGTTTGATGCCGACGATGTCCTGAGAAAGGTACTGTAACCGGGGGGGCGTATAGGTCAGGTTTTGCGCTGTCACTCCATGGTCCTGTTGTCTGTCAGCCTCCAGGCGGCCGGGATACCTCACACTAGTGTGACGAGCTGACGCTCAGGAAAACAGCAGGCGTTACTTAAATGCAACTAAGCCTTTTCGCAGCGCGAAATTCTACGACGGAAAAGCGATGAATGTTGAAAAAACAGCCGTATTTACAATCGGCTAGCGGTAATTGCCCCTGAAAGCCGAAAAGGCATTGACTCACCTGTCATTGACCGTATAATTCCAGGCGTTTCACCACCGCGAAGTTCACTCTTCTCAGTGCGCCCTTAGCTCAGTTGGATAGAGCAACGGCCTTCTAAGCCGTAGGTCGTAGGTTCGAATCCTACAGGGCGTACCACTTAAATCAATGAGTTACCCGCATTTCTGCGGGTGTTGTTAAAGTTACAGGTGTCCTAACGGGTGTTGTTAGCATTCTGTAACTGAACCCATTCTTCATACACAGACTCCGGCCAACCAAGAAAAGATCCACTTTTACTTCTTTGTGGTGCGGGGAAATCTTTTTTCTTGGCCCACATTCTCCATAGCGTGGGATGACTCTTTCCCGTCAGTTTGCACATCTCTTTCAAACCAATATATCGTGTTGACATACCCACCTCACACCACACTCAGGCCACGGCAGTGGCTCCAGACTTCAAACATGCGCTTCACCACTTCCCGGGCGTAATACCCGTAGTCGTCTATCGTCAGATCGTAGCGGTCGCCGTATTGCTGACGCATAAATTCTTCGAAAGATAATTGCACTGGTGTTCTTTTCATCAGTACCCCTGAGCTCTGGTTTTTCTGTTGGCAGCTTTACCGTCAGACTGCGGGTGTTCTTCCATTGGTATAGTGGTCACGATGGCCTGACGGTGTACTGATGGCTTAACGAGGAAGACTACCTTACCATTCGTCAGCGCCCATCCGCCTTCACGACCACACCTGGCTACGCAGGCGCAGACTTTTCGCGATAACCCCTTGCGGTTGATATCGAACAAACCCGCGCCGCCCAGATCTGCAATCAGGTTCCCCGCATCACCACCAATGCGCTCGATGTAACGCTCTATGGCGTGAGTGGTGATCCGGTAGTGGCGATAGTAGACTGAGCCTGAGGGACCCATCCGGGGCTCAGCTGAACAGGCCGGCATTGCTACCGACTCGATTGTGTTCATTTGGCCACCCCTTCATCATGAGCAGCTGCAAATCCAAGGGACAGCGCGAGAGACAGAGTCAGTCCTGCTAAAAAACCACAGTTAGCAGTACCCCACTGCATGCCGCTGGCGAAAAAGGTAAAGACACCTGCGCCACACACCATGAGAAATGCAAACCAGAAACGACGGCTCATAGCGTTTCCTCCCATGTATTCAGGCTCTCGCCGCAGAATGGGCAGAAATTCAGTACAACGCCACCACCAACAAACGCCCCAGAGTGCATCTGTGCGAGATCGGTTCCTGGGTCGCCGGTTTCAGTATTGACCCGCATGGGAATAAACAAGCCTTTACTGCGCGGCGTAGGATTGCCATATTCAAGAGAGCGCAACAGCAGCCCGCAGCGGGTCACAATTTTGTTGCCTTCAACACGACATTTTTCGGTGCTCATCGCTTCTCCTCCCGCTGCGCTGTTTTGTAGGTGCTCAGTACGTGCTTTGTCTTGCCGGAAATAACGGTCTTCATAAAAATGCATCCCCGGTACTCACTGATAACTTCCGGCGTCAGAAACAGAACGGTGTCGATCACGCGGTTATGTTTGCTGCGCTCAAGGATGGTGCTGGTGATCGTTACTGTTGCCACCGCGCCGTAATCCTTAAAACTGATTTTCATGGCAGTATCCCCACCATCATTTGAGCAAAACCGATAAATGAGATAACTCCGGCGGTAAAACCAAGTCCCGCCAGTGATGAGAAAAAAAGGGTTAACAATGCCAGTTCAGAGACCTTTTTCATTTCTGCGCCCCTTTAAGGAATTTCTTCACGTCCCAAATCCAGAAATTCAGCACCATGTGGTTGTAAGAGGGGAGGCGCTCATAACCCTCATGACCCCACTGATCAATCACACGCATGCGGGATTTCTGTACCCAAAAAACTCTCACCAGTCCGAGAATGAGTAAGAGGTCTATGGTTATAAGAAGGCTGATCGGCATCACTCCTCCTCCCCGAAGGTCTGACGCGGATCCTTACGCAGCACAAACCCGCCGAACTCCGGATTCTGCCAGCGCTTACGCTTACCTTGTGGCGGTGTGGATTCATCAATCAGCGTTTTGGCTGCCGCGATGAAGGCCTCCCGGCTAACGCATAGACCGCGGATCCCTTCAATGTGCTTCGCTGGCAATGCCGAAAAGGTAATCAGGCGGCGGCATGTGGCATCAGACAGACCGGTTGCCCATGAGACTTTGTGCACCGGAACAAACTCGTCACTGGTCACTGCTGGCTCAACCGCAGGAGCGGCTGGCAGGGCCACTGATTGTGCCGTGACGGCGTTGATGCCCGTCACCTCCATCACTGCTTTCATCGTTGCTGATGCGGTTGCTTCGGCCACAACGCGGGCCAGTGAAAGAATGTCATGGTTCATGCTGATTTCCTGTTGCTCTGGTTGAGATGGAGATTGCAATTGCTTCACTTCATCTTTGAGTGCCTGCCATTGACGAATAATCGACATCCGGCGCGATGCGTCATAGCCAGCGACAAGGCACTGCGAGTGTTCGTAATCGAGCCAGTATTCCCATGCATTTGGATTATCATTATCGAATTGAGAACATGTAACTCCATGATTTGTGAGGTAAGCCAGATCTGGATTACGGGTACTTTCAGCTTCTGTAATGCTGTAGAGTTTTCCAAGCATCACCCGGATATCCCGGCAAACCTTCCCGTGGTCTTTTTTAACGACATTTGCAATGTCACGGCTTCTCATCATCGGAACGCCGTTAACGGTTACCAGTCCTGCGGTGTTGGTCATATTGTTCATATGTGCTTCTCCTTAATACGATCTCTGTTTCATCAGTTCGTCGCGCCGGGCAACTCATGCGCTACTTTTTATTCAGCATTCATAGCCGGGTGAGGCTCGCATACGACATATCCGGCTCGTTTTAACATCCATATAAAAGTGTCAAGTGAGCCGATAAATTCCTCTTCGCGAATATGCCTTGAGTCAATTACCTGACCATTTTCGATGGTGAGGACGATTTGGCATTTCTGGTGCTGGGGGGGGCTTTCTTTGTCATTCTTTAATCTCTCCGCATGCTAATTTTTCTATGATTTGTTGCTCTGCGATTGTTTTTACTATCGCGTTCATGAAATCCACACCATCGGGTGTCAGTTTGTGAATGCCCATGCAGTCAGAATAATGCTCAGCAATTAGCCTCTCAGCTTCGGTGCGTTTGTGGTTGTCGTATATCATTGCCTCGAATACGCCTGTCAGTGCATTTGTCAGTACGCCCTCTGATAACTTGACGGGAAATAAAATATCGCCGTCGATTTTTACCAGTTGTACATTTCCGCCCGTTCTGCGCATGACTGAATTTATTTTTGCCTGAACAAGTTTATTCCTGCGGGTTCTGATGGTGTTTGTGCTCATTTCTACAACCCGTACGCTTTACGTATGAATAAGTCCGCAATGTGGCGATATTCTTCTCCGTAATGTACGAAAATAAGAATTGCTGTTTTGTATGCAGTCTTGTCTTTAATGAATGACATAATTACATCTCCTTTGAATTTTGGCTGCAAAGGTTCCCGCCCGTTAAGGTGTAAATTAAACTCTGTTAGTTAACTTAGTTTTGTTTCGATGTTTTTTAATTCGCAGTCTATCTTTACTGCATAGTCAAATATTACCGATGCCATAATGCAGGATGGATTGTTATTGTCCTCATCGGTGAAAAAATTCTCGCTATACGTATGCGCCAGTTCCCGAAGCTTTTCCGCTGTAACAGCGGCATGGAATACATCATCTGAAATATCATTGCCGCTTCCCGTTTTTTTTGGGGGGCTATTCCTTGCTAATTCCTCAATATAAGCGCAAGTCATTTCGCGGGTTTTATCGAAGGAGCGAATCAGACAGGCTATTGCGCAATCCGTCTCCTCATTCATCTCTTGGGTGTTTTTGTAAATCATTTCCAGTAGGGTATTACCCTCTGAAACCTGAGCAAGAATTTCATGAAGCATGTCGATTGGCGTTTTCATTTACGACTCCCTCGCTATTTCTATGCCGGTTACCAGCCAGTGAATATTGGTATGCAGAACAGGAGCCAGCTTGTTGATAGCGTCACTCGGCGGGAATGCTTTACCATCCTCCCAAAGGGATACAGTCCCTTCTGGCAGCCCAGCAATCCTTTCCATCTCAGCAGGGCTGAATCTCAGCGCAATCCTGCGAGCAGCGATGCGCTTGCCGATGGTGGACATATCAACACCCTGCATAACTTCGACAGGGGCGAGAGGGGCTTCGTTGGTGGCAACTTGATCGGCATTGGCACCGAGGAGCCAGAGCGGATCGCAATTGAGGGCGCTGGCGAGAGGGAGTAACTTGTCGCAGCCAAATACGGCGCTGTTGCTTTCCCATAATGAGATTGCCTGTTTGGTGACGTTGATGGCTTCGGCAACTTGACCTTGAGTCATTCCAAGCAGCTTGCGCATAACACGAATACGCTCGCCGATGGTCAGAGTGCTCGCTGCTGGTTGCTGAGCAACCGTTTCACCACGGAGCGACGTCGGTAATTCGACGGGCTGCTGTGCCGGGTAAGGTTTTGGTGTGCGCAGGAATGCCGGGATTGACTCGAATGATGTTGGTGATTCGGTGGGTTGCGGGATGGTTGGCTGTTGAGTGGTGGTTGTGGTGCCACAGATTGAGTATTGATCGCTGAAGGCGGTGTCGTCGTTTTTGATAAATGATAATGCTCGAGCTAAGCAAGACTCCGCCGCAAAAGTCAGAGACTCCGTGACTCGATCGCCAGCAGTCTCATTTTGTACGTATGAGTTCATGGCAATGAGAATGGCGTGTGCCATATCGCATTCGCTAACTGCAGATTGTATATCCATTGTAATATCCTACCTGGGTGAACATTTGATATATTTAAGGTAGGATATCCAACATTGAAGTGTCAAGAATAAATGTTGGCATTCCAACATTATTTTGTGATGTGTTTGTTTTAATTAAAAATTCATGATGACTTGTTTTACCTTCCCTACAATATGACATCCATTGCCACACTCCATTGCCTTGTAGTTGGGGTTTAACGGCACCAGGTATCGATTAGGCCAGTCATCCACGAATTTTTTCAGCGTTGCCTCAGTGCCACCATCGATGTAGGCAACAACTATTTTTCCATTAATGCTTTCAATGCTAGGAATGTCGGGATCAACAATAATGATTGATCCTTCAGGGATGGATGGGGAGCCAGATGGGTTAGTCATTGAGTCCCCTTTGACGGTTAAAGCAAATGCGCCTTCCGATACAGAGGCCGTCGTATGCACCCATTCAGTCGCATCATCTCTACATAAGCCTGGTTCGGTTGTTGTCCAAGCCCCAGCCTGAACCCAAGAAATAAGAGGCACCTGTTTTACTTTCAACGACGTTAATTTTTGTGGCGCTTGCTCTTCGGCCTCCTCGCTAGCGCCAGTCATAAGCCATTCCTGACTGCACTTTAATGCCCGTGACAGGGCGTAAAGATTGGCTCCGTTAGGTTGATAACTTCCCGCCTCCCATCCAGTTAGCGTAACCCTATTTACACCAGCCATTTCAGCCAGTGCATGTTGTGTGAGTTTTAGCTCTTTCCGACGTTCACGGATTCGATCATTCATGTTTTTCATGTAGGCAATCTTACCTTTTAGTGATGTAAGTTTCTTGACATTTTAATGTTGGATATCCTACATTAATCGAATGATGAATTACAAAGAGTTATCCGCATGACGAAGTCAGAAGTCGTGAATTACTACGGTGGCGTATGCAAGGTGGCGAATGCCTTGGATATCAACCACTCGTCTGTTTCTGGTTGGCCCGACATCATCCCCAAAGGCGCAGCCCTTGAGCTGGAGAAGATCACCAACGGCGCCCTTAAGTGCGATCTCTCTTTGTACAAGAGTAGACCACGCAAAAACAAGCGCACCTCACCAAAGGAGGCATAAGAGATGAAAGCACAGATGACAACATTCCACTCGCCGGAGCTGGATTTCTCCCTTAGTGGGATGCTGTACCAGGGGAAGCCGGTATTTGTTGCTGTTGATGTGGCGATCGCGCTGGGTTATGAGCGTCCGTTTGATGCTGTTTCAACACACTGTAAATCATTGATTAAATTGAAACACGGTGAAATGGCGAGTTTAGGATTGGAGCCGAAACCCAATGGGATCAGCCTAATCGGTGAGCCGGATTTATACCGACTCATTCTCCGCAGCCAGCTTCCGAAGGCTGAGCGTGTTCAGGATTGGGTGTGTGAAGAAGTATTGCCGTCCATTCGCGCCACTGGTTCGTACAGCATGACTGTGACCAACACGAATGCCCCGAACTTTGACGATCCGATAGCTGTTGCTGAGGCATGGATTGAGGCCAAGAAAGCCGAGCGTCTCGCTATTGGCTATGTCGATCGTCAGGCTCGCTATATCAGCAAACTGCAAAACCACATTTCTGATGGCGTATCCCCCTGTCAGTTCTGCAAGCAACTGAACGGGGTCAACGTTCAACAGGTGAATGCCTTTCTCGCCGAACATAACTGGTTACGAGACGATCAGCCTGATGCTAAGTGTCCACGCTGGCGCGTAAAGGCATACGCACGCGATCAGTACCTCACAGAGAAATCCGGCAGAGTTGAGCAGACCGACGGCGAGATGCGCGAAACCTTCAAGCCAATCCTGTTGCACAAAGGCGCTGTCTGGATTTATCGCCACTACCTGAAGGGTGAACTTCCCATGAAGGCATCCTGGAATGGTGAGTTCACTCACATCAAAGAGCTGGAAACATCCCACAAACAGCAATGCCGGAGCGAAAAATGAAGAAAAAACTGAACTATATCGTGACCTTTACCGGTGAGTACGCCTTTGGTGGCCGCCAACCGATCCGGGTGAAAGTGCTGGCGCGTAACGTCAATCGGGCTATTGAGGTTGCGAGTAATGCAGTCGGTCGAGACTCCAACAAACCCGTGGATCTTGTCGTGCTCTCAGTTGTGCCAGATCTCGAAGAGATTATTCCTCTTAATTACGGGAGTAATGACCTTGACTCATGCCCGTTTTGCGGAAATCCCGATGTTAGCCTGGTCGATACGCTTAATGAGTATAGCGAGGAAACTCAATATATCGCGGCATGCGACTGCTGTGGCGCAACTCAGCCAGCCAGCGACAGAAAGAGCGTTATTCGCACCTGGAATCATCGCGAAGCTGACTAAATCATCAAAGGAGGCGTGATATGCGCGCAAATTTCTTTCTTGAGGTTCTCGGCTTTATCGCTATCGGAGTGGTTCTTACCGGGGCGCTATGGCTTGTTTCGTTCGTTTACTGCGTGCTGTTCGTGCACTGAGGGTTATGTGATGCAACAAACAACAGAGGTGGGTATGGATGAAAAAGTGACCATTGAATGTAGCGGGGAGTTCCTGTGGATCTCCCCGGTGAAATTATCGGACTGGAAAAATATCACCTGCTACAGCGAGTTCGGCGAAGCGATTCCGACCTTTAGCATTGACGTCAATCTCATGATGCCGGCAGAAATCGATGAAGTCCTGGGTAGTGTCTGCATACCTGTAAAAAATAATCACGTCTTCACCCTCCAGCTTCTTCACAAGCTGCTTGGTGAGCTGTTTCCACTCTTCAAAGGTCGCTGGGAGTTTGTCCGCATCGGTAAATATTGACCGGAACTCGTTGTACTGCTCTTCGCTTAGGTAACAAAAGATGGCGTAAGCCCTCACATAGCCCATGTCGAACCTCCTTTCGGTTCTTTGTTTGTGGAAATTCAAAGAATAACGACGGAAGGCGGTTCGGCACCAGATTTCAGGAGTTACGAGTTATGACGCAGAAAACAGCAACCACCCATCAGCGCCAGCCGTTTGTCCCGGATCCCCGGTACTTCCAGAAGCTGCTGCCGCATGGTTTCGGCTTTGACGTTATGCGGGGTGTTTGTGTGCTGATAGCGAATCGCAATAAGCAGGAGTGAGCATGAACAAGAAATTACCTGTTAACACGGTTGCTGGTGTCATCACCGGATCCGAGCCAACGATGTCGAGTCTTGAAATGGTCGACTACATCAATGCCGGGCGCAAGGCTAAAGCCGAAGCGGAAGGGCTGGCGTTTCCGTGCAAAAAGTATCCCAAGCTCCGCCACGATAACTTCATGAAAAAGGTACCGAAAGTTCTTGGTGAATTGGCTCCTAAATTTTCAGGAACCAATACCTACATTAGTGGCAAAGGTGTTGAGCAGGTGCAGGAGATCTACAACTTCCCCCCAAACGTGAAGCCTGCCTGATGGCGATGAGCTACAGCTACGAGCTGCAGGCGCAGGTCTTCGACCATATGACCGAGCTGGAGAGTCGCATTAATGGTGATCTCCTGCACACCATCCAGCAGATGGAGAACATCGTCTCTTCCGCCAGGAAGGCATCGGATGATGATTCCTCTGATGCGGGCCGCAGACTGCGCCAGAGACGGGATGATCTGCCCGTGCTGGATAAAGCCGAGAGGCTCGTGAAGGACTTTCGCCAGATCTCTCTGGATTTGGTCGGCAGCGGTTCCGCTGAAACTCACTAATCACTCAAACAGGAGATGATCATGTTTATTCCTACCGACATTCTTCGGGCAGCGTTGCATTGTGTTGCTGGCCCTACCAATCCGCGCAAGCAGCTGCAGGGCGTACATGTCACCAAAACTCACATTGAAGCCAGTAACGGGCATGTCGCTGTTTCCATGGAGCATGACGCAGGGCCTGACACCGTTACCGAAGGTGTGTTTATCGTGAATGGCGATATTCCTGAAGATGCAGAAGGGACGATCATTCATCAGGTTGATGGCGGCTGGCGTGCAACACACTGCGATGAAGACGAAGTCATTATCGGTGAGAACGCTCTCGAACTGGTCGGGTGCTGCTTCCCTGATCTCAAAAAAATCATACCGAAAAGTACTGAACCTTGTGCTGAGTTTCCGCCGTTCAAAGCGGCGTACCTTGCGCTACCTGAAATGATGTTCGGCTGTACCTGCTGCCTGGTTGCAATAAAACTCCGTCCATTCGGTCCTGAATCAGCCTGTCAGGTGCTTTTCGATCCTGGCGTTAACCGTCTCTTTGGTAATCCCCTGATGTTCATCATGCCGATGAAAAGCGATGTCTTTGAAATGTTTGATAACGCAATGACAAATGAGTTGGTTCATTAGCCGGCAAGGTAATGCATCAATCGGAGTTTATTTAACTGGAATGAATGTCATGAAAAACAATACCAGAAACACCACACCTGAGACAAGCGGTCGTTGCGTATGGCGGCGAGCGAAGCGGCGTGAGTGAGTCTCCGGCGGTTATCAGCCTCGATCGCCAGTATCGCGATCAGCGTGGTCTGCCTGTGCACGTCACCGGCTATTGTGCCGAAAAACAGCAGGTCTATTTTACCCGGACCGGTTATCCGCATGAGTGCATGCAGCCGGTCTGGAAGTTTCAACGTTATTTCTCACGGGTTCAGGAGCACCTAAATGCGTGACTACGGAAAAGTTTCACCGCAATTCTGGATAGGCAAGACGGGTAAGGCATTACGGCAGGCTGGCTCTGAGGCCCAACTGGTTTCACTGTATCTGCTTACCAACCCGCATGCCAATATGATTGGGCTTTACTATATGCCCCTTATGTTTATCGCTCACGAGACCGGATTGGGCATTGAAGGGGCTTCGAAGGGGCTTCGAAGTGCCATTGAAGCTGGGTTTTGCCACTACGACGAGCAATCGGAAATGGTATGGGTACCAGAAATGGCCGCGCATCAAATCGGAATCAACCTTAACCCAAAGGATAAGCGTTGCCCCGGCGTTCAAAACGAATACAACGCGCAGCCTGAAAATCCTTTTCTGTCAGCCTTTTACGACAAGTATCAGGCTCATTACAACATGACAGTTCGCCGGGGAAATGCTGTTCAAAATGCGTCCGAATTCGAAGGGGCTTCGAAGGGGCTTGGAAGCCAAGAGCAAGAGCAAGAGCAGGAGAAAGAACAAGAGCAAAACACTATGTCCGATTCGAATCGGACCGGTGGTGGCAATTCGCTAATGGCAGAGCAACCAACTGCACAGGAGGATTTTGGCCTGGAGTCCGGTGAGTCAGCAGATAGTGACGGCGATGGCGATGGTGATCAGGATCCACTCAGTATCGCCTTCGAGGATATTTTCTGGATTGCAGGCCTTCGGAAGGACTCAAAGGTCAAGGCTCGCACTGCGTTTCGAACCAAGTATCGGGACTGGAAAAAAACAACCAGGGGAACACCGGCGGAGTTTGCCGGGATGCTGGCCGATGATATTCGGTTGCGGGTACAGGGTCAGCAGCTGGGCATCGATAAACTCCTGCCGACGTCATACCTGAACGGCGAACGCTGGAACGACGAAAAACCAGCCTCATCGCCTGCCGCACCCGGCTCTGCTACTGCCGGAGGGTCTGCCGGTAACTCCTGGTTCACCCAGTCCAACGACGGCTCAGCTGAGGTGTTTGTCAATCAGGCTGCTATCGAGCGGCTGAAGCATGGCGGGTATCGCTCATGAAGTCACACCTCAAGCGTCTGCTGATGGCTGGATATCACCACGGCGTTCTGCGCGAGGGATTCGTGACATGGTGTTTTGTTAAATTTGATTTACGGAGTGAGTGATGAGTCCGGCTGAATTATCAGAAAAATTATGGGATCAGGCTGAGCGCGTCGCGAAGTTTCTGCTGCCAAAAGGTCACCTCGAAGCCCGAGAATGGTGCGTTGGCAGTGTGGACGGTGAGGCCGGCAAGAGCCTCAAAATCAACCTGGGTGGCAAAAAGACCTGGGCAGACTTCGCCAGTGGCGACAGCGGTGATTTGTTGGATCTGTGGGTGCTGGTGCGTAACTGCCAGCTGCACGACGCGATGCGCGAGGCGAAGGAATTTCTCGGTCTCAAGGACGACGATCACCATTTCGAGGCGAAGAAAAAAACCTTCGCGAGACCGACGAAGAAGGGCGTCAAAAAAGCGAACCACTGCTACGAGTATCTGGCAACACGTGGAATTACCCGCGAGACCGCAGATCAGTTCCGGGTATCCGATGCCGTAGTCTGGTATCACGACGAAAACCGGGAGATTCCGGCAGTGGCCTACCCATACCTTCGCAACGGCGAACTGCTGCAGGTGAAACGCATCGGCGTCGAACGCCCCAACGGTAAAAAACTCATCATGGCGGAGTCTGACTGCGAGCCGGGTCTGTTTGGCTGGCAGGCGATGGACGCCAAAGCCCGCGCAATGGTGCTGTGCGAGGGGGAAATAGACTGCATGACATATGCCCAGTACGGCATTAGCGCGCTGTCCGTGCCGTTCGGCGGTGGCAAGGGGGCCAAACAGCAGTGGATCGAATACGAGTATCACAACCTGGACCGCTTCGAAGAAATCTGGCTCAGCATGGATAACGACGATGTGGGCCGCGAAGCAGCGAAGGAGATCGCCCGTCGTCTCGGTGAGCACCGCTGTCGCCTGGTGGAGCTACCGCACAAGGACATTAACGACTGCCTGATGGCCGGAATGACCGAAGATGATATCTGGCAGTGTCTGGGAACGGCGAAATTTTTCGATCCGGATGAGCTGTGTTCGGCTGGCGACCTCCTCCAGGAGACCATCGAAGCCTTTGAACATCGGGACAACGGTCTTTTCATTAGCCCCTGGACATCGCTGAACCACAACTTCAGGTTTCGCGCCGGGGAGCTGACACTGGTTAACGGTGTGAACGGTCACGGTAAAACCGAGGTGGTCGGTCACATTGCGGTTGACGCCATGAGCCAGGGTGTGCGCACCTGCATTGCGTCTCTGGAGCTTAAACCCGGCAAGATGCTGGCCCGCCTGACGCGCCAGACTATCTGCACCGGGTCACCGCAGCGTGACGAAATCATCATGACCAACGAGTGGTTTTCCGATCGCCTGTGGGTATTCAAGCTGACAGGAACGGCGAAGGCCGGGCGTCTGCTGGAGATTTTCGCGTATGCACGCCGTCGGTACGGGATTGAGCTGTTTGTCATCGACAACCTGGCTAAATGCGGTCTGGATGAAGAGGACTACACAGGCCAGAAGAACTTCGTCGATACGCTCTGCGATTTCAAAAATGAGCACAACTGCCATGTCCTGCTGGTGACGCACGCCCGTAAAACCAATGAGGCAGCGCCCGTCGGGAAGATGGACGTCAAAGGCACCGGCGCGCTGACAGATATGCCAGATAACGTCATGGCGGTCTGGCGCAATATCCCGCGCGAGCTGGCCCAGCGCAAAGCCGAACGCATGGGATATGAAAGTCTCGACAAGGACGAACAGGCCGCAATCAATCTTCCCGCCTCAATGATTCGCTTATTAAAGCAACGAGAAGGGGAAGGGTGGATCGGCGATATCGGAGCCAACTTTGACTCTCGCTCTCACCAGTTCCTGGAGGGCGAGAAAAAACCATTTAACTACCTGGTCGGTAAGCCGCAGAGCGAGCTTGATCTCGAGTGGGAAGCCAGCAACGTGACGAGGTATTAAAAATGGATCGCCTAATTAGAGGAATGTCGTACCTGTTTACCAGGCAGCGCTTTATAGAGCTTCAGGAAGCTGCACGTGAAATTGCGGCAGGTTGCAGCGATCACCAGGAGTGCTTTGGTCTTATTGCTGACGCCATCGCCGAGTTTGTTGAAGACACTCCTGATGATGAGTGGCGCGAGCATGAAAAAATCTTTATGCACTATGTCGCCATGCGCACCTTGTCGTTATGGGGGAACGGTGAGCAAGTTACTGATGTTCGATGGGCCCATCCAGGCTGGTTCGGAACGGCAGAAAATGGCGAGGTAGTGCACTGATGTGTGGAGTCATATTACCAGTAATAGCATTAATAGCCCCGGTCCTGTGCTCAGCTGTTGCCGGGATCCTGGCTTATCAGGGTAAAGACGGCTGGGGCTGGTTTTTATTTGCCGCTATCGTGCTGGCAAGCGGTATCAGTATTAAGATTAAGGGGTAAGTGATGCGTGATATTCAACAGGTACTGGAGAGGTGGGGAGCCTGGGCAAGTAGCGAGGGCGATAGTGTTTATTATGCGCCAGTCGCCGCTGGATTTAAAAGCCTGCTTCCTTCCACTCGCAAGTCGCGCGTTTCCTGCTGCGATGATGACGGGATCCTCATTAGCTCGGCGATGAACGTACTGAAGAAGAAGGACCCCTACCTCTGCACGCTGCTGGAGTGGTACTACATCAAAGGCATGCCGCTGCGCACGATAGGCACAAAGTTAGGCATATCCCGAAACCTCGTTGTCATCCGGTTACAGGCGGCAGAGGGGTTTATTGATGGCTGTCTCGCTGCGCTGGGCGTCGCTCTTGAAATGGACTGTTACGTAGGGCGCAATCCAGAGCCGAAAAAACTGACCGCTTGACCTTTGACGATATCCGGGGCTATATTTTCCGCACAGCCGCAAAATCTGCTGTCGGGATTAGCCTCCCGGATATCATTCATGACGCACAGTCGCGTTAGCGGCTTTTTTTATGCGGCAAGCACGGCTATACCCCAATTATGGTGGGGCGTGCAGGGGCGCTTCGGCGCGCCGGGTTCATGAGTGACCGGTAAGGCTAACCCTGCACGTTTCACCACCCTATCGATTAGCCTCGACGGTGGTGATCTTCCAACTCAATTGGAGCACTACTCATGAACACCGACATTACAGCAGAAACCCTTCCCTCGATCGCACACAACCAAACATCGGTTATTACTACCGAGTTGCTGGCGCAGTTGTACGGCACAGATATTGATAACATCAAAAAGAATTACTCCCGCAATGCCGACCGCTTTACCGAGGGAAAGCATTTTTTCAAAGTAACAGGGAGTGAACTTCGCAAATTCAAGCACAAGGTGACAGATTGTCCCTTTGTGAAAATCGCAGGCAATGTTCGTCACCTGATGCTCTGGACAGAACGCGGCGCAGCCCGCCACGCAAAAATGCTCGAAACCGACCAGGCGTGGGAAGTGTTCGAAAAACTGGAAGACAACTACTTCAACCAGCACAAAAACCAACTGCCAAAAAATTATCTCGATAACATTCGCGCCAGATTTTTACTTCGCATGGAGGATCAGCAGATCTCCGAGATAAAATCCGTTCCATTTGACAGCTACGTGGTGAACCCGGAGAACGCCGGTTCGGCTTTTGCTGCGATGGTGGGCGATTTGCCGCTGAAGGCACTGATTGATATCAGCAGGGCATGTAGTTACAGATTGGGAGTTGTTGCAGAAGGGCAGCTGTAATCGCAAACAAGAACCCCGCCATGTCGGCGGGGTGTAGCCTCAGGCTGTCGTAGAATGCAGGCGCAGACCCAGCGCTTTGATGACTTTCAGGATAGTCCCGAACTCCGGGTTTCCGCTACCTGATAGCGCTCTGTACAGATTCTCGCGTGACACTCCCGCGTCTCTTGCTACCTGCGTCATTCCGCGCGCTCTCGCTATTGTGCCAAGCGCCTTGGCGATAAACGCTGCGTCATCGCCAGCTTCCTCAATGCATGCATCAAGATACGCCGCCATATCCTCTTCGGTTTTGAGGTATTCGGCGCTGTCCCATGTTGAAAATTTCTCGGTCATTTGTTTGACTCCTTCCAGTCCTGCGCGATGCGCTTAGCCTGTTTGATATCTTTTTTCTGAGTGCTTTTGTCTCCACCGCACAACAGCACCACAATTTGATCACCCTGCCGCATGAAGTAAACCCGATAACCGGGACCATAATGGATTCTGGCTTCACTAAGCCCATCACCTATTGGTTCAGCATCGCCGAAATTACCTTCTGACATCCGGTCAATGCGCATCATGATCCGTGATCTGGCCTGAGAGTCTTTCAGGGACTCGAGCCACGCTGAGAATGTTTCACTTCGGATAATTTTATTCATATGTCGATTGTATCTCATAAGATACAGATTGCAAGGGTAATGAAAACGCGCAGCTATGAGCGTGTAAAAATAGTTGTGTCATGACAAAAAGCTGATTAACCTGTTAAGAGTGGTCACTACGACACACCGCTTAATCATCGCAACCCTGCCAGCAATGGTGGGGTTTTGTCGTTTCTGGAGCCCTGAAATGTCCAAGCACGTTACCGAGAGCCTTGTTTTCCGGCCAGCCAGTGAATTACCCACTGCCGATCTGGAAGGCAGGGACGTTCTGGTGCTCAATCCCTGCGACGGCTGGCACGAGGGCCGGGTACTGGCGTTCAGAGAGGATGGCGAGATTTACCATGTTGGTATTTATACCTGGCTGGTGGATGAAATGACCCCGCACGACTTCTACGTTGCCTGGGCGCTGCTGCCAGACAGCATTGCACTGAGCAAGACGTTTGAGGCTGAGAAGCGCCGATGGTAG